ACCAGAATGCGCTGTTCTCGCTACATACGAAGCATTGCTGTATTCAACAACATCACCAACAGAGTAAGAGGTACCTGAAGACCAAGTTCCTTGATACCGAAACCCGTCGGCATAAGAAATAAGGTTTGGTCCACCACCAACTTCGTTTATGTATGTTGCTCCTGTAGCCATTATTCAAGCGCTCCTACACGATCTTCAAGATCTTGCACTACAGCAACAAGCGCAGACACAACTGATTGATGCCGCCACGTTTGCGGCAAATCAGTCGAGTCATAAGAAACCCAGTCAGGAGCCACATCAGCAACTTCCTCAGCGATAAACCCAGTTTCAGGAGTTTGATTTTGATAATCAATTCCTGAAGCTGTAGAAACCGCAGCATCCCATTTGAATGTTCGTGGAGTCAGTGCCGCAATCTTTGTTTTAGCAGTCGCCAAATCAACGTCGGTAATGTCTTCTTTGTATCTTTCAGAAGAAGAAACAATTCCTAACTGGTTGGAACCAGTCGTGGTGATGCCAGCACTTGTTGTCGATGCAAGCGTCGGCCAACCAGCCGCCGCACGCAAATCTAAATTGCCTGAAGATTCTGCAATCGTTAGATGAGCAGTATCGTTATGAACAAACTGAAACCCAGGAAGATTCGTAGTAGGCAGATTGTCTTTCCACTGAATGTAATCTTGGTTGAGGCTGTACTCGTCACCAAAATACAATGTCGCAGTTTGGAAACGGCTACCTACACGAATTTCTCCACCACAATCAATGTTGGAATAAATATTTGCCCAGTTCACATTTAAGCGTGTGCCTTCACCAAGTAAATAATCACTTGAAGTTCCAGGCACGCTTTCGTTGTATCCCGTGTAACCAATAATGTCGCCACGGACAGCAATAGAACCATTAACAACAAGACGATATTCTGAAGCAGGACGACCATCATATGGCCCTGTGTACCCTTCACCAGCACGACGAGAGTACACCGAATAACGGTGACTCTCGGACAGGTAGTTTCCAGCATAAGCACCGCTAGCTATATCTGAACCGTAAGAAAGCTGATGTGTGTTAGTACCAGGACCAGCACTTGTGAAGTTTGCTCGATAGTTCAGATCTTTTAAGAAACTTCCAGCAGTCTGAGCATTAATATTAGTACCAGTACTCAAACCAATAACGCTATGTTGAGTGCTGTTCAGATACAGGTGATTTGTCGCTCCAAGAGAAACAGTCCCTGTGCTAGACAAAGTTCCAGTTGAACTGTAAGAACCTGCTGTGAAAGCACCATTAACAGCAAGATCGCCACTAATTGTTCCACCAGCACCCTGAATTACTCCAGGGTAAGTAGCTGTTTGCCCAGGAACACCCTCTAACCAGTTCTTCAAATAAGTCCAGTTAGTATTGTGCTCACTGGCAACAATGGCGTTACCTGCTACAGCTACATTCGGTGCAGTAAAAGTTGCCATTAACGCAATCTCCTATGTAGATAAGTAAATGCCATAGCGTTTACTTCCCAAGCCTCATCATTAGTGGGACCTTCGACCTTCATTTGTATAGCCTTTGCTGTCCCAAGTGTAGGCAAACGTTCAATTTGAGTAATGTTTGTGTTCGGCTCACCAGCCCAAACACCAGAATCCCAAACACCAGTACCACCAGTAGGCCCAGGCCCAGAAGCCCAAGTCGAAGAAACTGCACCACTTGTTTGAACACCAAACGGCATAGACTTCTTTGTCGTAGCCCCGTCATAATCCACATACAACTTTGCAGTTAAAGCAACAGTTGAATCAGACGACGTAACAATACGAGGCTTACCCCAACGTTTACGAACAATAGGATTCTTACCTACCAACCAGCTAGTCGTATAAGAACTAGTTATATGAGAAGTTTCAGTTCCATAAAAATCGCTTTGACGTTCTTGTTCCATTTCAACAACACGACCCGTATTGCTCAAACAACCACCCAAGAGAGTTTGTTGGTCATTAGGTGGAGCAAACGTCATCATCACGTTCGCATCAATATCTGTCATAGTCCAAGCCCCACTAGAACCAAGAGTCGGATCATAAATAAGAACACGACGACTTGTAAGAAGCTCAGAAGTATCAGACCAATCAACAGAAACATACAAACGATTCTGATACCAAGTTAATTGTGGAGGATTAGTAAATTGCAACCTGCCATCATCTATAGCTGGCTGCAACTTTTCAAACACCCACACAAACCGTTCGCCGTTGTATACCCAAACTCCTTGACGGTCATACCAAAAGAACACGCCATAGGGAGTAGACACTGGCGACGACATAGACACAGAACCAACATCTTGGCTTAAAGGCACCATCTGAAACGATTCAGTACTGTTGCCAAATAGCGCATGCACGCTGTTGGTTTTGAATATAAGCAGTCGGTCAGCGTAAGGAACTAAAGCTGACACTATGTCGCCTCGTTCCCCAGCATTTACATCTATATAGTCATAGTCTTGCCATGACTCTGGATCATCGATCTTTGACCAGCGCACACGATTCTTGTATTCGGTGCTGCTTTCTTTAGTGTGACCCACCCACGCAAAGTTGTTCCAATGACAGGTGTACTTCGCTATCGGGTAGTTTCCCGCTGAACCATTAATGTTTGAGGCAAGGTTTGAAGCAGTAGTGCCATCATAAACAAACGAAGCAGCGTCACCAGACACTCCATAAAACTTGTTGTTTGTTGTTTGCCCATACAAACGATTGCCGTCTGTTACAGCAACACCATTTAACGTCGTAAAATCTCCAGAACCACCATTTGCTGATTCTGCAACAGTGGTTCCATACGAACAAAGCACTCGTGCAGTTCCACCATCTGGAGTGAACTGCCCTAAACCAGTAACGTTACTTGCTAAAGCAGTCCCATTTCTTTTTACGACACCTAAACGCATTTTGATGCCGCCCCGAGGGTCAACATCAACGTTTAACATTTCAGGACTTTCATTAGAAGCTAAATTGAATTGGTCAGAACGCAAATTCAATCCACCACTAAAGTCTTCTAGCATTTCAAGTTTAAAGCCAGACCGTTTTGACATGCTTACTCCCAGCTATATCGGAGTCGGTCAGGCATAGCGCTCTGCGAACGCCATCTAGAAGCATTTCTGTTATTCAAAACAAGAGGTTGTGGAGCAGGCACATCTAAGTGACGTGCTCGTAAGTTATCTAACTCTCTCATGAAGCTGTTCATGTACGAAGCAGCCATTTCCAAATCTTCTTGCTGCTCATATGCACGACTAATGCCATATGTCGCAATAACAACATGGAAAGGCTCAGGAAAGTCAGAAGGAGATACTGAATCTAAAGACCCTGCCCCAAACGCTGAAGGACTTTTGTATCCTCTCACGTATAACGTTTGAGCAGAGGATGGAGTTGGATACAACCTTACGTTGTTAGCCCAAAAACTCCAGTAGTAAACATCCCCTGTGCTTGCTGAGTTCAACGGGTAAACAATGTCCCCGTCATCTCGACCTAAGAATGTGAGCACATGGTCGTCTGTGCGAATTGCTTGAACTTCTCTTAGCCCATTAGTAACAGAGGCACCAACGGTAGCAAGTGTGTAGTCAGAGGTAGAAGAAACTGTGTCAAATGTGGTGGAAACTTCATACCAAGGCCAGCGTTTTTCACTGTAAACAACTTGATCGTAGCCTTCCCCTAAGAAACGGTTTAATACATCATCAGAGATATCACTGCTGTCAATTTCAACAATGCTTCTGATGTAAGCACGCATGTCGCCTATGTTCACCGCTACTCCTTATGGAAAGAGCATATGCTCTGCCCCTCAGGGGGCCGAGCTTTGCAGGGTTCACCAGCTTTCGTAGTAGCAGAACAAGAAGATTGTGGTTCTTCATGTGGAAGATCAGCGTGAACTGTCTTCACGTTTCGTCCACCAAAGTATCGATCACGGGAAACAGGCTGCGAATAACCTTCGCCTGGATCTCCGTATGCTCTTCGGTTTGTTCCGTACCCTATTGCTAGTTCTCTACCCATAAATCCTCAGAATACTGGATGGGGTGAGGGCAAAGCGCCCTCACCCCATCATTGTGGAGCTATTAGGCAGTTGCGCCTGTTAGCTTACCTTGTCGCGCTCGGTTAGAGCAGGTTAGCTGTCCGTAGCAAAGGATCTGTGAGAACACAGCATCCTGGTTTGTAGGACGCACGAACGGAGTTGGCTTGAACCAAACATCCGAGTGCCGTACCAGTTGCAGGTACTTGGTGTTCAGGAAGTAAACAACTCCTGAAGCGCAAGAACCATCAAACGTTACGGGCGCACCTTTGAACATGAGGTTCTGGAACCCAGCGTCTGCCATATCAGTATCTGTATACCGAATGTTTGACGTAAGAAGGGTTTCATACTTCT